GCACGAACGCGCTGTGAGTCGTTCCTGGATCGAGTGCTAATATCATGTTTTAATGCCCTTGTTTTGATTTTGTCGGCTGGCAGAGCGAGCACGTCGCAAATGCCTTGGAATGCTTTTGATCGGATGAAGTGAATTGCTGACTCTCGGTCGAGTTCTTGAGCCTCGTTTAGCTGTCTGCTCAAAAATACCTTCTCGCTTTGTAGGTCGGCAACGGCCTGCTGAATCATTCCGCACAGAAGGCTGCGGGTAAACTCGCATTCGGCGTCATGTAGTTCTTCGGCGGTCACTAGCGGCGCTCCCTGCGGATTTGGCGGTTCATCCACCATTTGCGAGCCTGTTCCATCTCGCAGGTGGCTTTTATGTTGCCGATTAAATAACCGGCGATGAATGCACAACAAGTGCAGATTCCAAATAGGGCGAGAAATGTTAGTGGTTCCATATATTTAAAAAATTAGAGTGGGAGGTTGTCGATGCTAGTGCGAACGCCATCGATTAGAATTTCTGCGCTAGAGTCGTCTTCGTGGCCCTCGGCGTCTTCTGCTGCCCATACTAGTCCACCTGACTCTGCCCAATTTCCACCGAGATCGTAGTCTAGGCACGCTGCAATATCGTTGCTGCCGCCGATTGTCCGGCTTGTTCCGTCTGTGAATTTGATTTCGATTTTCATTTGGTGTTTTCTGTTTTGGTTTCTATCGTTGGGAGTCATTCCCTTTCGATGTGCAAACTCTCATTCATCTCCTCCAAGATGAAAAGAAAAAAATTCGCGAAGTGCGAAAATAATTTTTGAGAAAAGTCTTTACATATGCGCTCATCCAATGCTGGAGCGCGTCTGCGGCTTGGATAAAAACCAAGTCACATAATAAAATCTAACTAGATCGGGCGGTATAAATTAACCTCGCGAACGCCTTGATTTGTCCGTATTGTTGCCTTTTTTGTTTCAAGAATCCCTTTTCCAATCGCAGTTTCAACTCGGCAAGAAACAGCTGCGATGGTCAATTTCGACTCCTCGGCAATAGTGCGAATGGTCTTCCAGCCTTGCTTGAAGAGGTCTTTCTCGCTTTCGACTTTTGTCGAATCGTAGAAAGCCGCCCAGGCTTTTTCTAAATCGGCAACAGCCACGGTTGATTTATTTTTCGCTCGCATAGGTTGATGTTTATTGAGTTGTCTTTGTAAAAGCCGTAGGCGAAGCCCTGCGACCAAGCGAAGGTGGCGCGGCGAGTCGAAGCATATTCCATATCAAAACGCGCAAGCATTCCGGTGCAATATCCGCTTGCCCCGTCGAGCGTGCGAGCGCGTTCCCAGCCGACTCGGTGTAGGTGAGCCAGTATACATTGGCCGTATGTCTCCGCATGATCGCGGATGGCCTGCACGTTATACATATAACCGTGCAGGAACTTCGTTCCGCCTAGCTCGTAAAAGCTCCGAATATGGTATGGATACAGCCGCGCTTTTAGTTCCTTCGCGGTCTTCTCGATGGCTTGGATGGTAAGCGTAGCGGCGTGAGCCGCGAGCGCGTTCGGTGATGACGCGAGCTTGTAGAGCCTAGCCTCATGGTTGCCGTATAAAATATGTTGCGGACGTAGTTCGTGCAGGAAATCGAGACCGCTGGAAAGATCGTCGCTGATGCTCGCGGCGCGGTCGCTTGAGTTCGTGTCTGAAATAGCGCCGGAGCGGAAAGCGGCTAGGTCTAGGAAGTCACCCAGGTGAATCGTCGTATCGGGCTTCCAGCGGTCTCGGAACAGGAGAACGGCCTTGCGTGCCTCTGGGTCTATTTGATCCCCGTGAGAGCACCCAACAGCCATCCATTTTTTCCATCCTTTCATTTTAGCTCTGGAATGTTGCGCTGGCTACGTTGTTCCCAAATCCACGCGCGAAAGGCCTCCATCGTGTCCTCGTCGAGTTTCGCAAACGCTCCGGATTCGTGCTTGAGTGCGCTTCGGAGTTCTTGGTCTATGTCATCCACCAAGATTAAAATATCAAGCGCCTTACAGGCCACCTCGTGCTCGTATCGCTCGGTCTCGTCGAATTCCAATGTCATTTTCATGCTTCTTCGTCTTCCTCTTCTTCTTCTGCGTCTGGAAATAGAATGCTGAATGAGTCCCCCGCGAGTCCCTCGACGGCGTACTTGTTGCCGAAGACAAACTCTCCGTGCATCGTCTCCCCTCCTTGTTCCCAAGAGACGATGGCGAGGCCGCAGTCATAATGCTCCGACAGAAGCCGCTTCGCTTCTGCGAGTGCTTCCGTTCGATCCGATTCAACCGTCGGTTGTTTTCGTTTTTTCAAGCAAGGATGTCTATTTTTTTAGATACTCTATTGCGTAAATTGGCGAGCATATCGCGCTCGGTCATGCCCTTCGCCCAATGCGGACGCATCTGATAGTGGGGTTCGTCAACGAACTTCCAGTCGCCGCCCCATTCAAGGCCAAGGCTCTTTCCGAGCGTGCCGAGTTCGTTATACAGCGGGTGTTCGCCGAAGTATTCTTTCCCCTTGAAGATGCCCACGTCAAACGCAATTCCAAAGTTATGATTTGAAAATCCCGCTTTTGCACGAGTCACAATTTTAGTGTTAAGAATCGTGCGGCCCCTTGCATACAACGCATCTTGCTCCATATACGATCGAGTGCCGCTGATGATTTTAACGTCACAACCGACCTTTGCACAGATGACCTTTGCCACCCCTAGAAAGGCGCGTGCGGCCTTTTGCATCGCGGGGTGGAGCGTGGCAAGCTGAATCTCCGAGCGGTCGTCAAAGGTCATTTTTTTAGGCCTTCGATGTCCGGCAATTCGTAGCAGAGAGTTCCGTAGGTCGTCTTCAAACATACCGACGGATTGTATCCAGCGCAGGACGTGAGAAACGCCATGCCCAAGAACGCGAAGGAGAGAACGATCATCCACAGCGCGATGGTTTTCGCGCTCATTTTTCCTTTCGGAAGATTTCGATAAGTCCAATGATGGCGGCGACCGCCGCGCCGATTGCGTCCCATTTTGCTGGTTCCATGCTCAAACCGGCAACGCCGCCGATGATGGCGAGGCCGCGAATTGTCGACGGTTCCTTCAATTTTGCGAGTAGAGTTTTCATGGTTTTTTTGCTTTCAACATTTTATACAGCGATACCGCACCGATGCAAATTCCGAGAACGAGAGAGAGAACTCGAAGCCATGCCTCGACCTCCGAAAACGAGATTAGAACAGCCGTTGCGGGTGCGGACGTGCCAATGAACGTATGGAAAGTGTGACTGTCCATTAGCTGATTCCACCCTGTGAAATGAGTTCTTCGGCAAGTGTGCATGGTTGCAGAATAATTGTGTTTCGTTCGCCGCCTGTTGTTAGCTCAATTTCAATGTCGGCTTGAACGGACGTGCTGTTTTCCAAATAATCGCGCACGCCGAACGTATTGAAATTTACGGATGCTGTTTTTGCTGGGTTTGCAACGAGTGAGCTCGCCGATTGCAACGTCGGCATATTGAATGCGCTTTTTTCGCCGATAAATGTTATATTAAAAAAGTCATTTATGCTCGCCACGCTGACATTATTGCTTCCGATAGATTCAAGGGCGACAAGCGCATTTGAAATGTCTGCTGCCGAACACCCAGCAGCAATCGGCGCTGTCTGGCGCAAGATTGTTGTTGCTATGCTTGACCCAGAAGTGGTTGCAGAACCATTGCTAATTATCCCGCTATTATAAATGTTTGATCCCAAACTGAAAGCTGTTATCGAAGGTGTTTGCTTAACGAAATATTGGATGCCTTGAGTATATCCAGAGATTGAACTGAATCCGGTCAGAGTTACAATCTGATTTATCGCAAAGCCGTGTTTTTGCGTGGAGAAAATTATTCCACTCGTAAGGATTGAATTGATACTTACTGAATACGTCGGGACAGTAATACTAAAAGACCCCTGCGCTGGCGTCCGTGAAAATGAAAGTTTTTGAATAGCATTCGTGTAGTCACTCCCCGTAATCGTCGTCTGAATCGTTGTTGTGACCGCCGTTCCCACGTCCGTCCAAGTCGGTTGATATGCGGCGGGTGCAAGTCTAAGTTGCAATTCTTGAATTTCGGCAGTTGTAGCGTCGCCTGCGAGACGCTCATCAATGAGTGCCGAGGCTGTCGGGATTAGGTGCGATACGTCCGCTGTGATCGCCGAACGAGTTCCTGCGGAATTGAATGAGATAATGAAGTTGCTCCCCATCGATCCGTCAACAGAAACTTTTCCGATGCTTGTAATTGCTGAAAGCGAATTAAGCGCGGACGATATCGCGCCTGCTGTTGCGCTGTATCCTATTGCGCCGCTCGTTTCGCCCCCGAACGATAGCGTAAAAGTGCCACTTGTCGGGACACCCGTGCGAGTTCCTACGCCAAATTTCACGCTCGATCCGGTCATATCAACTACGCTAAACGGCGTTGAAATGTTGCCCGTAGCCTCAAGAAAATACAGGTTGATCGGGCCATTGTCGCCCTTCACAAATCGCGGCGGAGCTGATGGAGTGAAATTCGTCAGGCTCGTAGCAAGCCTGCGGTTAGTCATGTCAATAAAAAGATCGCGTGCCATTTATTCGGGTGTTTTGTCAACAGCTTCCCATTTGCCTATTGGGCAACGCTCGGTTGCCATTCTTAGTTTCGCCCATGTGCTGCATCCGCACTTGCGACAGCGGCCCGTGGCGTTGAGTGCGGTTGCGTCCCATTCGGGACAGGCGCGGCAAATGGCTTCGCGGGTGGCGAGTGCTTCGGGTGGCGTGGTGGCGAAGCCGGAGGCCGTCCACCTTGCTCCAGCGGAAAGAACGCTTTCAATCGCCATCCGGTGCGCCTCTAGATTTCTCATATTAAGATAAGACAACGGTGAAGGTTGGATTTAATTGAACAGAATAAGGATTGCAAAAAGGGAAATGAAATTCAGTAAATGGCATGGTTGCATTATACGTGCCGTATCCTGTGATAGAAAAAGATACAGACCCGTATTTTGTTATTGTTGCTGTTTCGTAACTGCCATTACAAACGCAACAACCGGGCGGAAAATTCCCAGATGAGTCGCAACCATCCATATTCTGATTTATGAATACGTCTGAAATGTTTGTGTTTTGCTCAAAGTCAATACGACAGATGCACCCTTGGATTGAATATCTCCACGTATAGCTGTAAAACCAATCTTCGTAATCTGATATAATACTATCAGGCACGCATTCCGATCCCGTGCTTCCGTCACTTAATATATTTCTAGTTTTGAATCGGATAAAAACCTGATTTTCCCTCTGTTCACCAATATCCCCCCAACACGGAACAGGCCCGTGAGAAGTTTGACCTATGGTAACGGTGCTGGATTTGCCAAAAGCGGAGATTGTAACAACATCCCCGTCAGAAAAAACGCAAGTGCAAGGCCCACAACACGCGCACTCCACAGCGCGAAGGCCACCGTCGGTTTTTGTTTTGATCGCTCCGGCTGGTGTGCGGCCTAGTGTCATATTAGCATTCCTCGGTCGCGATCCAGGTCAGCGCGCCGTTCACGGAGCCTAGAACATATGTTCCAGACCCAGGCGACGCCGGCAACGAAAACATTTTTAGTTTACGTGCCTCATGCCCATTTAAGCCAGTAACGCTTTCAACATATTCGTCCTCGATTAAAAGTGTTGCAAATACAAAATTCTTCATCAAATCTTGCGCGCTAATTTGATATGGATAGCCACCCCCAGAGCTTTGTGAGGCCGATTTCACTTTCGCTTCAAAATCGACTGGTATTTTTATAGACATATTTATGGGACTGTAATTTCTTCTTGAACATCAGACATGCCATAATCGTTGTAGGCACGATATTTTACAGTGTAAT